CTTTTATTACTTCTCTAACAGCTTGAACTAATTTACTTTTTTTCATAATCCACGCATTTCATTTACTAAATCGTAATATTGCATAAGATTAACTAAGTGGTTGTCTGTTATTTTTTCTGTCTTTTTAAGAGGTCTAATGCTCTTTACTACTTCTTCTAATTTAATTTTTACTACCTCGTCTTTTACTTTTTTACTAGAGTTAGAAATTTGTTCTTGTATATTAGCAATTTCTGCATTTATTAAATTTCTTAATCTAGCTGTTGAATCTACTGATGTGATAAATTCTTTAAGTATATTTTTTTGTTCTGGTAGTAAGTCTACATAGTTAGTGTTGAATTTTTCTAAAAGAATCTTATAAGATAAAAGTCTTAAATCTTTGTCATACTTTGCATATTCTTCAATTAAAGAATCTTTTACTCTATCTTTATCTACCTTAGAGGAAGTTAAATGTTCTATAATAGTAAGTTTATTATTAATAAGAAAACTTGGATTAACTAAGGTATCATTATTCTGAGCTTCTAATAAGCAGTACATGGCAGCAAGAGGTTTATAGTCTCTAACTTGAATTCCAAAAAATTCGTCCAAGTCATAACTGTTCTTAATCTCTTTTATTAACCTATACTTTTGTTCTTTTAAAAGCTTTTGATTAAGTTTTCTAGAAATCTCAGTTATAGTAGATACTACTGTTTCAGCTTTAACTTCAGCTAAATTAGTATTCTTTAAAATATATTCATATAGCTTTAACTCTTTTGCTAAGGTAGTTCTACCTGCAAAGAACTCTTTTAAAATACCTAATGCTGGAGAATCACTTTTAGAAAGTGTATCTGCTGCTATCTGCTTTACGAGTAATTCGTAAATCAAGCCGGTATTTTTAAATTTTGAATGTTTTATCTTCATAATGTACGGTTACTATATATAAATATGGGCTAGTTATCTAAATCTTTAAGTTGTGACTCATCTAATAATTTAGAGTCTAGCTCAGATTTTTTTTCATATACTAATTTTTTATCTTCTTGAAATGAATTTTTTATTTGATGAAATACTTTTTGTGCAGTAGTATTATTTGATTCCATTACATTTTCATTATCTGAAGGGAAGCCTCCGTGCATACCGTGAACTCCTAATCTATCTCTTCCTCCTAGTGGGTCATCGTTAGTACCGTAAACAGACATTTTCTCTCTAGGTCTTCCTCCTTCAGGTCCAATTTCACTGTATCCAGATGGAAGTTCACTAGGTCCGCCACCTTTTTCAGTAGATGTTGCTCTTCGACCATACATTGAAGCTAAATCATGAGGAGTACCATAAGATCTTCCAGATTTTGCAGGATCATTACCTTCTGATTCTAATTGACCTGTTCTAAATATTCGTTTAGAGTCTTCTCTTACTAGTTCTCTCATCTCATTATACTGATCTTCTGATAAGTCAAATATCTTATCGTATATGTAATCTGTAGAGAACATTTTAGAGTCTTTCATTTGATTTGCAAGATCTATTTTCTCTTTCATAAGAGCAACTTTTTCTTGTTCAAATATAATAGAAGGGTTAGTAAGCTTTATTTCAAAGTTAGTTAAACTCTCTCCTGTGAATCCTTGAGTATATAAATGTACTAAGGCAATCTTTGTTAATTCAGATTCTAGTATTCTCTGTATTCTTTCTACTGTTCTTGCAAATCTTATATCTTCTGCTGCAAGTGTTGCTTTACCCTGTAAATCCCCTTCATACCCGAAGTATGCTTTAGGTACTTTAAGAGCTGCAAATAGTTTAGCCTGAAGGTATTGTATGTCGTTAGTACCGTCATAATCTAATCCTTTAGTAGTTTCTATTCTAGTAGAAGCATCTCCACCTCTTACTGGTATATAGAAATCTTCCATCATATTCTGCATGTTAAACTTCAAATTGTATTGCCCTGTTTTAGGATCAACGTATGGAGTTTTTTTCATAGTATTGATAGTCTTTTGCATAAACTGATCAACTTCTGCAGGCGGTATAGAACCTACGTTAACGAAAAAAGTTCTCTTTTCAGGAGCTCTCATGATACGATGTATTAACATTGCATCTTCCATTAAAGTAAGTTGTTTAAATATTTTTCTACCTGGCTCTATATAAGATCTTCCGTAAGGTAGGTAGTTAGTATCAGATAGTAGTCTAAAGTGAGCTACTTCATAATTGTCTAATTTAATAGCAGACTTGTTAGTTTTAGGGTAAAACGAAGGATCCTGTGATGCCATGATACCATCAGGATCAATAGCGAATTCTACCTTACCTGGGTTCTCTTTATCCATTCCTTCAAATCTAGCCATATTATAGACTGTATAAGGAAGTACGTTATAAACACCAAATTCCTCTGCGATTTCAAGTTTTAAGAAAAAGTCTCCATATTTACACATATTCCTAGTCCATGACCATAGGTTGAACTCTATGTTAAGTACGTCATAAAATAAGTTATAAAGAACTCTTTGTATGTTTTCATCTGAAGATTTAATAGAAAGAACTTCTCCTTTATCACTCTTTAATGTTGACTCATCTGCTATAATATCTAAAGCTGAAGCTATAATAGGATCAGTATCCATAGCTTCATAGTCAGAGTAAAGTTGAACTCTTAGAGTCTGGTAATTTAGGTTTGGATTGTATAAATTTTTGTTGTTGTATATGTGCAGTCTAGTAAATCTATCTACTAAAGAATTTGTTTGAAAGTTTCCTGTCGATTGTATACGGTTAATATCAGCTACTTTGAGTTGATCGCCGCCTATATTCCTAATTATTACATCTGATGAAAACAGTCTCTGCAGTCTGCCAAATAAAGAAGTATCAGCCATTAATATTCTGTTTAGTTTTTACTATATATATTATAAATAGGGTAGTTAAAGTAACCAGGAAATATCTTCCGGTCCGTACCCGTTATCTATAAGATACGGATTATTTTGTTGATTTCCAACTGTTCTCATGACAGCTTTGTTCTTAGCATTTAAGTTCTGGAATGAAGATAGTTGTGCTCTTGCTAAGTCTAAACCCTGTTGACGCAGTCTTAAAGCTGTGTCTCTTACATATAGAGCTGTTGCACAGGCTATTAGTAAATCATCATTATATTTAGATTGAGCTTGAGGTTTACCGTTTTTCCATACGAATACTCTCATCTCTCCTAATAACCTTTTAGACTGTATAGTAACACCTTTTTCCCTAATATACTCTATCATCTTAGCTATTACTAATGGTCTAGTTCTAACTGACATGGTAAATCCAGGTACCAGTTTATCTCTTTCATACTTTATCATATATGATTCTACAGTCTCCATTTGTGCTTTAGACGAGTAGTATAGGTTCTTATATTCTCGTTCTAATATCTGTTCTATAGTTGCCCATCCTATATTAGCATTTTCTACTACAAGCAATGCATCATTATATTCAGATGCTATTCCTACTAGTACGTTACCGTAATCTTTAGGTGATAATTTGCCTTTATACTCTCCTACTTGGGTACAAGTTTCTATATCAAATATATGGAATGCTGAGTAATCAGCTGCATCTCCACGAGCAACATCCGCCACTACCATATAAGTTTTAGTATAGTCTACACCTTCCCATATCCATAAATTACCGTCCACTCCTCTTTTTTCTAACGGGTCTTTTAAATAAGTCTGTTCATAAAACATCATATCTTCTGGTTCAAATACAGTATCTCCAGAAGCTAAGAAATCACAATCACACTCTTGACCTGCCATTCTCGGCCCTAGATCTGAGTCTTGCTGAGCTCTCCATTCATCATTTCTTTCAGGGTGTACTGTCCAGGGTAGTTTTATTGGAACAAAACTATTTTCACTTGCTTCTGCTTTTTCCCATGTTTGATGGAACCAATTACCTATACCGTTAGGGGTAGATAGTGCCATACATTGACCACCTGTTGCTAGTGTTTGTTGAGCAGCAGTAAATGTTTCATCAATATTATCAATAAAGGCTGCTTCATCGATTAATAAAAGAGATACTGCTTCTGATCTTGCGGCATCTGCATTAGATGATTTTGCTGTAATTTTAGAACCGTTTTTTAATCTAAGAGATAATTTATTTTTTTCTACAGCTGTTAGTCTTAGCCATTTAGGAAGTTGATCATACATAAACATAGTTTTAGAAACTAAGTTACGTGCTGTTGCTTGAGTTGTTGCTAAAGCTAAAACGTTTTTGTCTTTATGAAATAACATTAACCATAAGCTATACCCAGAAGCTAAAGTAGATATTCCTAACTGTCTTGACTTAAGAGTAATTAAGTATTGGTGATCTCTAAATAAATGTAGTACTTTGTCCTGAAAAGGGTATAGGTTAAATAGTATTCTACCTCTTGTAGGGTGTTGGATGTAGCAGTACTTCCTCATAAAGTACGCCGGATCTTTAGCACACTTGATATACTCTTGTGCTATTATCTTTTTTATGTTTCTTTCCATAACTTATTTATATTTCCTCACTCCGTCTACTTCCGATTCAAGTGAAATGCCCAATGCTGTTACCCAGTCTGGGTTAATATACCAAGGTGAGTTTATATCTTCTCTTTTAATAAAGAGGCTTGCACCTCTGTCTTCATTTGATCCTCTAACGTGTATATAAAGATCTTCTAGAACTGTTAAAGCATTTTTATCAAAGGGAACTAATTGGCTTATTGCATCTGTAATTTCTGTAGGGACAGATCCTTTAAAGAAACAATTAGGAGTTAATTCACTATCAGCTCCAAATTTTCTGGTAGCTGTATATGCCTCAAATGCTTCATCTTCGGTAAGCTGTAATGGACCTCGTCCTTCTACACTGTATGTACTAGAAGAATTACTAATAAAGAAAACTAAATTTTTTGTAGTTGTTCCTTTTTTTAATAGGGTGTTAGCTACTATACCGTTGTATATTTTTATTACTTCCTCTTTAAGTTTAGATTTTTCAAATATTTGTAATGCCCTTTGTGGTCTTGTCCAATTCTCAACGAAAGCAGCATTTCCTGCTTTAAGGCTAATTTTTAATTTAGCAGAATTAATAGGTTTAACTTCTTTATCCAATAGTACTAATAGATCTGTTTTAGGTTTACCTGGTGTTCTGCCTCTTGCTTCTCCTATATACGTTATTCCTATATCTCTACCGTTATGTTTGAAATTGTAGTTTTCATCTGAGGCATTATGGAATAATAGAGCAACGTCTTTTTCTTGAGGATGACCTGGTACAAAAGGATGTAATACTCCTGATTTAGATTTTTTTGCATCTCCTGGTTCAAACTTTTCTACTCCTTTACCTGTAGGTTTATTAATTGCTGTAAGGTTTGCTAAATATTCTTTTCCATTGTACTTTATAGTAGCAAATTTACTTACTCCTTTTTTAATTAAATCTAATTCTGATTTAGTAATAATATTAAATTCTTCTCCTTTTTTAATATTTACCTCTTCATCATCTTCTGATGTTGGTATTAATGTAGTATCTTTATCTGAGGAGTACATAAAGGTGCTAGAGTCTTCCTTATCTCTTACGTACTTTTCAAATGTTCCAGTTGTAGAGGGGTAACCTGTAGCTTTACCTCCCATATTTGATTCACCTAATTCAAAGCCAAATATAGATTCAAACAAATCCATATCCTCTCTACTATTAATGTCAGGGTATCCTTTTTTAGTCCTAAAAGACCACTCTAGTATGACTTTATCTATTAGATTCATATGTTACGTATTATGCTGCTGGTTCTTCAGCTGGTTCTTCAAAATCAACAGGCTCATCTCCTAAATCTTCTCCGCCTTCTTCTTCACCTCCTGCATCTGCAGTATCATCTCCTGCATCATCAGCGGGTGCATCATCTCCTCCTGTTGCATCATCTCCAGGAAAATCTCCTCCTGAACCACCGCCTGAATCTGTATCAGCTGGTTCTACAGGTTCTTCTGGTTCTCCCATTGGACCTTCTTTGTATAGAATAGCTAATTTATCTAATGCTTGTTGGTAATCGTTAATTTTATCTATAAAGTACCTTTTACCCATTATCTGAGCTTCAAAACCTCTTCCTGTCCATTTAAGAATATAATCTTGACCATTAGTTAAATTAACTCTAAACTCAGTTGGTCTTGGAGATATCCAATCTATAGTGCTTACAAAAGACTTAAAATCTTCTGTCTGTAGTTTTATTAAAGCTGCTTTTAGTGTTGGGAATTTAGATAACATTATATCAGTAGCATCTTCTAATACTGTTTCAGGTCCTGCTTCTTCATTAACTATTTCTTTACCTTTAATTCTACTAAAAGTAATTCCATAAACATCGCCATTACCAAAATCAACGTTAGCCATATCGTCCATTACTTTGACTACTTTGCCCTTTTTGCCATCTTTAGTAAGTATGTCTCCTACTTTAACTCCGTAAGCTTTTTTAACAGCATTTCCATAAGCTTTTATAGATTTATCATCAAACTCATTTACTTCATCCATGTTACCAACTCCTGATACTGGGCCTCTATCTTTATAATAATCAGATTGTCTTTTAGATTCTGCATCTCTTGCATCTTTAATTGCTTTAATTGCATCTCTAAGTATGTTAGAAGATAGTAATGATACTTTTCCACTAGCAGTTATTTTACCCATAGGAGTTAATTGTGAAGCTCTAACTTCTAAACCGTAACTATCTGCTAAATCTTGTATTGGCCCTGAGTCGTGTCCTTGAATTGATACTACATTATTACCATCTATTACTATATAATCTCTTGAAGGTCTTCTTACACCCGGTTTATCTAAGGGGTGTATATAGGTTTTGCCATCCATGTCAGTGTCAACATATACTGTAGCTTCTAATCTTTTGATTTCGTCTTTAAATTGACTTTCATTGATACCGTCGATAGTCCTCTGATCATATTTAGATGCTAAGAAATCATTAAAGTATTTATTCATATCAAAGTTACTAGGCAGTGCTTGATCTTTATCTTCACCTGATATTTTATCAGACATGTAGTTTATAAAGTTAGCTTCTACCTTATCATCTACTATCGCTGATGCTTTATCATCAATGTCCATTTTATCTAAAAATGTATTGGTTGTTTCACCATCTTGTTTTTTAGCTAAAGCTCTTATTACATCAATGCCTGTTTTAACTTGCCCTATTCCTGGTATAAATCCGATAGCAGCATCTAGTGCTCCTACGAGTTTTTCTTTTTGTTTACCGCCTTTGAGA